ATATTCATTGATGAACTGTTGTATCAGCCACAAGACCCTGTAGTTAATGGCCCTGCTGGTGTACTTGTAGAACTTCCTTTTATTGGGTATTATAATAATGATACAGAAGCTTCTACACTTAGAATGATTGTATGGAATACACAGACACAAGGTAATATAATGTAACAAGCTCCAAAGGGGGTTGGTGAAAAACCAACTCCCTATTTTTAAAATTAAAAGTCTAAGGGGGACTCAATGAAGTTATCAGAAACAGAATACCTTTATAAAATTGGTGAAGTAGAATATAGGATGAAGCCTTTAGTTCTTGGCCAGATTTCTAGACTTATGAAATTACTTGAAGGTGTGGTATTACCTGAAGATTCTAATGTCTTGAATATGGTTAGTGCTTTTGGTGATAGACTTCCTATGGCATTTGCTATAATTTTTCATATACCAAATATGTCATTGAAGGATAAAGATTTGGAAAAAATAGCAAATGATTTAGAATTTGAACTATCCCCAGAAATGACTATGGAGATAGTGGAAGATTTTTTCGACTGCACCCCAATCTCTTTGTTGGCAGAAAAGATGGGAAAAACAATAGAGAAGATAGGGGAAAAAATGACAATTGGCTCGAAGAAGTCTGTGTCCTCCTCTCCAGTGGAGACATCACAAAACGAGATATAATTATATGGGGATATACACCAGAAGATATTAAACCATATATAGAATATAAACAACGTGATTTGCTTTTTAGGGAAGCTGTTCTAGGATTTTTAGGAGTTGGAGAAAAGGATAATAAACTTGAAGATTACTGTAGGGCTTGTAAAATTAGTAGGGGTATAAAAGTAGGTATGCCTGATGAAAAATGTGAGACTTGCTCAAAAGACTTTAAAGTAACTGAAAAAGAGAAGAAGGAGAAAACAATTGGCAAATAGTTCTTTATTTGAACTAAAACTAAAGGTTGTTACAGAAGATTTAAAGAAAGTTGAACGTGAAATCTCTGACTTTTCTAGGAATATAAAAAATTCATTAGCTAGACCAATTGAAGAAATAACTACTGGTGGGTCTAAAGCTGATATTATGCAAAGTCTTTGGAAAGGTCTTGGAAATCTTGAAGCTGGTCTAAAGAGGTTACAAAGTATTATACCTACATCTGGGGTTACACCATTAAAAAGTTTAGAAAAAGCAATTATATCTTGTCGTAAAGCAATTGATGAAGGTTTGGGAGATAAAGACCCTTTTTCAGATATTAGAAAAAGTGCTGGTAGTGCTTTAAGTGCTGTACAACGTCTAGATATGCAATTAGACAAATCTTTTGTAACTAAAGTCAAAAAATTTGGGACTGCCTTATTTGCACAACAAATGTCTGAAGATGTGTTTACCTCTGGAAGATTTAAAGAAATGGGGCAAACTATGTTTAGCCCAATGAAACCTCCAAAGGGTGGTAGAGAGGCTTCAATTGTTGGTGGATTAATTGGGATGAAGCAGTTCTATGGAATTGCAGAACCAAGTTCTACTGAAATATACCAAAAGTTACTTGCCAATGAAGATAGTTTAGTTTTAAGTTATAAAACTGCTGGAGCGACTCTCACAGCTTTACATAAAAGAATTAAAGAACTTTCACTAAAACCTAGAGATTTTTTTGGTGACCCTCGTGAGTTAGATGCATTAGTTGCAAAATATAGACAGGCTGCTAGAGAAATAGAATCTGTATTAAATGTAGCAAAATCACAAACAATGCTTAATAATCAATGGCTTCCTGGTGTAAGAATTGGTGGAGAATTAGTTTCTAGCAGGATGGCTAAAACTAAAGCTAAAGAATTATCACAGTATTATAAAGAAATGGGAGCAGAAGAAATAAAGCAACAAAAAAATAGAGAAGCGGAATCAGAAAAAGCTTCTAAATTATTTGGAGCACAGGGATATATACAAGAACGTGGAACTTTTATAGCTGATTTAACAAGAAGAGTAGATGTTTTAAGAAATTTACAAAATACATTAAAAGGTATGAGAGCTGGAACATTTTTAAAACAATTTCCAGAAGATATACAAAAATCAGTAAAAGACCCACAAAAATTTATGCAAGATTTTATAAGTAATATAGGTAGAGATTTAAAAACAGCAGAAAAACAACTACATGGGTTTAGGAAAGGTTTCTCTGCTATGACTGGAAGTATAATTTATGATTTAAAAGAAGTTATGAAGTATCAAACTAGGTGGTATTTAGCTAGAGCTTTATTATTTATTCCACTACAAATAGGGGCCCAAGCTTTAAAAGATGTAGCTGCATGGCAACAAGCTATGAAAAATGTTGCTGCTGTATCTGATTATACTAATACTGAATTAGAAAAATTAAAGAAAACTACTATAGAAATTGGATTACAAACACCAACATCATCGAAAGAAGCTGCTACCGCATTATTAGAATTTGCTCAAGCTGGTGTTTCTGCAAGTAAAGCAGAAATGATGTTACCACTAGCTTCTAAAATGGTTATTGCTACGCAAGAAGATATGCAAACTGCTGTATCTGCATTAACAACTGCTATGTATGCTTGGAAATTAGAAGCTAGAGATATTCCAAGAGTTGCTGATGAAATAGCGGCAGCTATGGCAGCATCTAAATTAAAAGTTGCTGATTTATCAACTATTTTTAATTATTTAGGTACTACAGCAAAACAAGCTGGAATGTCTACTAGAGACACATTAACATTAATTACAGTTTTATCTAAAGCTGGAGTACAACCATCTACTATAGGTACTGGACTTACACAAGCCATAGTAGCATTAACAAAAATGGCTCCTAGATTAAGACAATCTTTAAAAGATTCTGGATTAGATTGGAAAGAATTTGTTATTCCACAAAATAATCCATTAGAAGTTTTTAAAAAATTAGCAACATCTGGAATATCATTAGAAAAAATATTTAAAGGTTTTGAGGTTAGAGCTGGTAGGTCGGTTGCTGCTGTAATAAATCAAGCCTTAGAAATGATAGAAGAAGCAGAACAGCAAGTTGGTGAAAAAGGATTTCTAGATAAAGCTGTTAATAAGTCTATGGAAGGACTTATTAATCAGGGAAAAAGATTTAGTAATATCTTAACAGCTATATCATCTGATGTTTTTGGGCCTTTTGTAGATGGTTTAGCAAAAGTTTTAAAATTAATAAATGATATTTTAGAAAAAATGCATGGAATTAATGTTATTACTCCTTCAATGATAAATAATATAGAAAATTTAAGTACTTTTGCAAAAAAAAGAAATATAAATATACTGGATGAAGCGATAGCAAATGCTTCTACTGGATTTATTACTGAAAATGATAGAAAAGCTTTAATGGCTATGGGTATTCCAAATGAAGCTTCGATGGAAGATTTAATAAAATATAGAAATGCAATGGTAAATTCAGCACAGTATTTTGAAGAAAAAGGAAATAAAACAGAAACTGATATACCAACAATTGAACCTAAACATGTGGCATATAGTACTTTACATTCTAAAATAAATACAAAATATAAAGAATTAATAAGAATAGCTAAAGATTTTGAGAGTAAATTACTTCAAATAGAAGATTATAATTATAAATTAGGCTATACAAAATATGAAGATTATTTAAAAAGTAAATTAGATGCTTCTTTAGAAGCTAATAATAAAGAAATTGCTTATTTAAAAGCTCAATTAATTGAAGAAGAAAAAGTTTATAAAAAAGCTTCTGGAGATTTAGAGGTAGACCCAGAAAAAAATTCTGAAAGATTAGGTACATTGGCAGATGATTATAAAAATAAAGTAGCTGAAATAAATCGTAGAATTTTAGAAGCACAATTAGAAAATGACCAAAAAGTTAGAGAATTTACTATATCTAAGTATGATTTTCAGAAAAAAAGATACTTAGATTGGGTAGAGTGGAAGATGCAAGAAGACAATAAAGATAGAGAGAATGATGTATCTTTATTAGAAAAAACAAATGATAGAAAATTGGAATTAATGCAATGGTTAAATGATAAACGCTTAATTTCTGATAAAACTATGTTTGATGCAGAGGAAAAATCAGCTAGTGATATATTAACATTAAAGAAAAAAAATCTAGATTTAGAACTGCAAGCATTTATTGATACCGCAAAAACTAAATTAGATTATAGTGACCCAGATGCACAATTAGATTATGATAAAGAAGTGTTTAGTAAAAAAGAAGAATATTTAAGAAAATTAGCAGAATTAGATGCTGATTTTATTAATAATCAACAAAAAAGATTATTAAAAGCAAAAGATAAAATATCTTATGTTTATGAAACAGGTGGCGTTGCTGGTACAATAGGTAAAGCTTTCCAAGACCTGAATACTGAGTGGTCTAACACTGGACAGCACATATATGATACTACTAAAAACATAGTAACTAATATGGAAAATTCATTTGCAGACTTTTTTGATTATATGTCAGAAGGTTTTATGGACTTTGAAAACTTGGCTAAGAATGTTTTACATACTATTTATATGGAATTGTTAAAGAATATACTTCTTAAACAAGTTTTAGGTGGTGTTTTAGGTAGTGTGACGTGGCAAGGTGGGTTTGGTGGGTTTTTATCAGGATTACTTCCAGGAAAAGCATCAGGTGGGTTTGTTTCATTAAATACCCCCTATATAGTTGGTGAAGCTGGTCCTGAGTTATTTATACCTAACGCTAGTGGTAATATTATACCAAATAATAGATTAGGAACTTCAATGGAAGCTCCTACATTAATAGTTAATGTTGAAAATAAAACTGGAGCACAAGTTAAAGCTACTCAAAGTCCTCCACAATTTGATGGTAAAAAATGGGTTAGGACTGTCATGCTGGAATTAGCTAATTCTGATATGGCGGTTAGGTCTAGATATGGGGTAAGATAGGAGATATAATATGCCTACATTTCCAACATTAAATATGCTTCCAACATTCCCTTTAGATGAACAAAGAGAAGATGCAACTATTCGTTCTTCATTTGAAGCTGGGTATGAGCATACAAGACCACGATTTACTAAAGTAAGATATACATGGAATATAAAATATAATCTTTTGCCCTCTGCTGATAAAGTGGCATTAGAAGAATTTGTTACTACAGTAAGAGAGGGAGCAGATTCATTTACTTGGACAAATCCCGTTGATAATGTATCCCACACTGTTAGATTTTCACAAATACCTAAATATAGTTGTACTCTTAAAAACTCGGATGATTCATATTTTGATTGTGATTTTCAGTTAAGGAGTGTTTAATGGATAATTCTTTAATTTTAGAAAAAAATAAATTATCTTCTACTACTCCCTGGTTAATACTTCTTGAAGTAACTATACCGTCAACACCTGCTGTTACTTTATATTTAGTTAGAAATACAGAAGACATAACATATAATAGTCAAACATATACAGCATTCCCATTTGATTTAGATGTTTCAAAACAAGTATCAAAAGGTGATATTCCTACAATAGAATTAAAAGTTAGCAATGTGACTAGGACACTTCAAGCATACCTTGAAGATTATAACGGGCTTATTGATAATTCAATAACAATTAGAGTGGTTGCTAAACCAGAAGGAGAATCAGAATATTTAGAAGCTGAAAGTTGGACGCATGATATATTAGCTGTTCATGCTGATGCTGAATACGTCTATTTTACTTTAGGTGCTCCTAATCCTTTGTCTAAAAGATTTCCTTTGTATAGATATATTGCTCATAGTTGTAGATTTACTTTTAGAAAGAATTCCTCTGTAGTTGCTCCTGAATGTGGGTATACTGGTAATGATTCTGCAACTACATGGCAGCCATCTACACTTTATGCTGTTGGTGCAATAGTAGTTCCTACTACTCCAAATGGACATTATTATAGATGTACAACTGGTGGAATTTCTTACGGCGTTGAGCCTACTTGGCCTACTGTAATAGGAAGAAGTGTTATAGACAACGGTGCAGTGTGGGTAGAAAATTACTGTAAAAAGACATTACAAAATTGTCAAGATTTAGGTAATTCAAAGAGATTTGGGGGATTTCCTGGTTTGGGTTCAGGAGGAATTAGATTGTGTTAGACGATTTGATTGGTGTCCCATACGAAAAACACGGTAGAACAGTAAAAGGATTAGACTGTTATGGTCTTGTTCAAGTAATATATGATAGACTTGGGCAAGAATTACCTAATTTTCCTGATGATTATATGGAATTGGTAGATATACATACAACTATTAATAAGAACAAATCGAAGTTTATAGAATTAGAAAAACCTGAACCATTTTGTATTGTTACATTTTCAATTATTCCTCCATATGTAACTCATTTGGGTGTTGTATTGGAAGATTGTAAGAGATTTATTCACATTATGGAAAAGAGAAATGTTACTATTGAAAAATTAGATAAGTGGCAGAAACGTCTTAGAGGATTTTATAAATGGGCGAAATAAAACTAATAAAGATTCAACATCCATTTAACAGACAAAAAAGAACTGAGGAAGTCGTTGACTATAATCATGAAAATCTTCAAGTCATAAGAGATACTTATTTTCCTAAAGATATAAATGTCATTGTTTCTGTAAATGGTGGTGTTGTTTCACAAGAAAATTTAAAGTTTGTTACGTTAAAGGCTGGTGATGAAGTTGTCTTTCTTCCTGAAATAGTTGGTGGAGGTGGAGATATACTTAGAGCTGTTGCTATGTTAGCTGTAATGGCTATAGCTATATACGCTCCTGTTGCCGCCGGGCTTTATACCACCACAACTGTATTTGGTGGTACTTTAGAAATGGCATTTGCAACACAAGTTTTTAGTGGACTAACCTTAGCTGGTTCATTAATGTCGGCTGGTATTATGTTAGCTGGTGGTTATTTGATAAATGCTTTACTACCAGCTCCAGTTCCAGACATTGATACTTATAGCGGTAGTAGTTTTGATAATTCTAATACATATTCTTGGAATCCTGTAACAAGACAACAACAAGGATTAGTTATTCCTAAATTTTACGGATTAATTCCTGTATATGGCAATGTTATATCAACATATACCGAAAATATTTCTGAGAAAAATTATGTAAATGTATTGTTGAATATGGGGCAGGGACCTATAAACAGACTTTATGACTTTTACCTTAACGACCAACCTATAACTGGATTAACAGGGGTTGATATTTATACACGATATGGTTTTATAAATCAATCTGTTATTCCTAATTTTAATGATACAAAAGCTGAATATACAACTAATGTAAAGTGTACATATAATACGCCATATGTGTATGAAACAACTGGAAATGCTTTTGATGGACTAGAAGTAGATATAACATTTCCAAGAGGTTTATATTATGCCAACGATAGAGGTAGTTTAAGCGATGTATCTGTAGATATACAAGTAGCTGCAAGAAAACAAGGTGATTCAGCATGGATTCCATTAACAACTAAAAGTGTTAGTGTTGCATATACAACT